CTTAAGAAGGTTCAATGGAGATTATTAGACGAATTAAAAGAGTGGAATGGAGAAGAATAGTATAAGAGACCTTCTTGACTGGACACCACACCCAGTATTAAAAATACCAACAGATGACTTTATTGTTAGTCAAGGTTGGGGTGCTGAAGATATTGTCAACTATCATGCTGATTATCACAAGGCTATTCAGAACGAAATAGAAGACCCTTATTCATATGGATTTGAGCTTAATCATTGGAAACTAGCAGACGAAACTTTTGCAAGTTGTTCTGAGTTACATATTTATGGAGGCAATCGCTCGAGCAAATCAGAGTATTGCGCCAAAAGGGTTATCGAAGCGGGAATGAATAATCCAAACTCGGTGATATGGTGCTTTCAGACGACAAATGATAATAGCATTCAGATGCAACAAAAGATTATATACAAGTATTTGCCTAAAGAACTCAAGGAAGGTAAAAAGTCAAAGGTGACGTATATATCGTATTCACAGAAAAATGGATTTTCTGATAATAAGCTAGTTCTTCCTAACGGCACAGAAATAATATTTCGTAACTACGCACAGGATATATCAACGATTGAGGGTGGTGAAGTCGGCTCTATGACTCCTATGACTGGCGACCCTCGTGTGCATAATATTGGGGTTTGGGCTGATGAGCTTATTCCCCAAGACTTTTTAAATACATTACGCTACCGTCTTGTGACTAGAGATGCAAAGATGCTTGTAAGTTTTACAGCTGTTGAAGGTTATTCACCTGTTGTAAAGGAAATGATTACTGGCGCAAGGACCATTGAAGATAAGGAAGCTGAGTTATTGCCGGGTTATCGAGTGCCGATAATACAGCAGCCTACCCGTAAGGATTCAAAGATAATGTATTTTCATACAGCAGACAACCCCTACGGTGGCTTTGAACGTATCAAAAAGACGCTAGATGGCGCGCATAGGGATGATATACTATGTAGAGCTTATGGAGTGCCGACAAAGCCCATGGCGGGCAAATTTCCGCGTTTTAGCGATAAGCACAATGTTGTTAAGCATGAAGATATTCCATTTATCAAAGATAAACACTCTCCAGTCACTCATTATATGGTGATTGACCCATCGGGTTCTAAGCCTTGGTTTATGCTTTGGCTAGGAGTTACGCCTATGCAAGAAATATATGTCTGGGCTGAATATCCAGATATAGCCTATGGCGATTGGGCAGATATGACAAAGGGTAAACGTGGTAGACCTGGAGACGCAGCAAGACCTAACGGATTTGGATATGACGATTATATCGAGGTTATTAACCAGATAGAAGAAGATGTGTCGATATTTGAACGATTAATCGACCCAAGGCTAGGAGCAGCCAAATATCAAAAAGAGGATATGCAAACAAGCATCATTGACGAACTCATATATAGAGATATCAATGTTATACCAGCACCAGGGTATGACGAAGACCAAGGAATACAGGCAATTAACAAGCTTTTAGCGTGGGATGACCGTCAGGATATGGATTTAGGTAATAAGCCTAGATTATTTTTCTCTGATAGGGTTGAGCAAACAATTTATGCAATGACAGAATACACTGGCGAACTAGGAAAAGATGAACCCACCAAAGATCCAATTGATTGTGTTCGTTATGCTGCCATTGCAGATATTATGTATATTGACAATACTGAAGTCAAATTAATAACTAAGCGCAGGTAAAACCCCCTGCATATGAGGGTATTTGTGATAAAATGTATATGAATTTTATAAAAATATATGCAAAGTTTATCAAATAGAGAAGAAATACGAAGAAATACCGATGAAGGCCCAGACATGGACCGTCTTAAATCGGCATTAAAGGAAACGGCAAGCGATTTATCATTTTTTGCGAACCAAACCAATTGTAATTACGATCAACGGAACCAATTATGGCCCGGCCAAGATATTGAAAGCGGCAGAAAGAAAGGTAGTCCAAGCGAGCCTGCTTATCCGTGGGAAGATGCAAGTGACATTAGACCTTTTGTTTCAGATTCGATTATAAGGGAAAACAAAGCTTTATTCTCTAAGGCATTATTAAAGGGAAACTTAACAGCGATACCAACAGAAGGTAATGATATTGAGAGAGCTAAAATGGTTTCTCAATTTATGAAATGGATGCTAGCGCAAACCGAAGATATTGATCGTTGTGCCGACATCGTTGCAGATTACCAAGAGGAAAAGGGCATTGGGGCTGTAGGCATATTCTGGGAAACAAAAGTCGAAGAGGTTATGCAAACGATTAACCTAGAACAGCTTTTAAATGTAGAGCCAGAGGTCCCCGAACAAGGTGCGCAGCTAGTGGCACTTATTCAAGAGCCTGATACAACAGGCGAAGCAACAGATTTATTACAGCAATATTTTCCAGACCTTTCAAGGCGTAAAGCTCGTAAGATGGTAAATGAGCTTAGAAAAACAGGTCAAACCAGCGTTGGAAGGCCTGAAATTATACATAATAAGCCTGTATTAAAGCCCTATACATTTGATGAAGATTTATTTGTTCAACCAAATATAATAGACATTCAAGATGCACCATATATATTTCAAAGGGTTTATTATACACCAGAAGAGCTTAGAGCTAAGGTTTTAGTTGAAGATTGGGATGAAGAATGGGTAGATGATGTAATTGAGAATGCTACTGGTAATGAACCTGATAGCATATTTAATAATAGTGAATTTAAGTTTGGTAGCCGTAGAGCGCAAACAGAAAACAGGACTGATGATGCAAGCGGGTTTGTAGCGGTATACTTTGCATATGAAAAGGCTACAACAGAAGACAATGTACCGGGTGTATTTATTACAGCAATGCACCCAGACATTGAGAACTATGGGATGAGCAAGCTTTTGGATTATAAGCCTGCTAGATATCCATTTGTTGTATTTCCTAGAGAATATAGAACAAAGAGATTGTTTGACTCTAGAGGTGTTCCCGAACTTGCTAAGGGGTTTGAGGACGAGATTAAGGTTCAACAAGATTCTAGAGTTGATAGAACTCAATTAAGCACATGTCCAGCAAGAGAGCACCCATTAGGTAGGCCAGCATTAAACTTTGGTCCGGGTGACTCAGTTCCCGTAAGAAGACAGGGAGAATATGGATACATACAGGCACCTCCGGGCAATATTGGAGATTCTATTGAGATCGAAAAAACTGTTCGCGAAAATATGATGCGAATGTTTGGTAGACAAGTCCCAGGGGAAGATCCGCAACATGCACTAGATGTTTTACAAAAATCCGTAGATCAATGGCTAAGATGTTGGAAAAAAGTTATGGATCAAATGTGGGATTTGCATCAACAATTTGGCAATGACACAGAGTTTTTTCGCGTTATTGGTTCTAACACACCTGAAGCAATGCAATTTGTTCGTGCTGAAGGAAGTGAAAGATTTGACTTTTATTTAGATTATCCAGTAGTAAACTCAGATGCCGCTTCATTATTTGACAAGCTTAATGCTATGGGTGATGTGGCTGCAAAGCTTGATAGGCAGGGCAGATTTGATTATGACGAGCTACTAAGTGCGATGGCTTCAACCATTGATACTTCTTACGCTGACAGATTCATGAAACCGTTGCAAGTGGCTACAGAAGAAGAGATAAGGAAAACTCAAGAAGATATTGCTAAAATCTCATCTGGCCAATCAGTTAACGCACCACCGAATGCAAACGTAGATTTAAGAATGAAAGTAGTTCAGGAGTATCTACAAGGCACAGAGGATATTCCGGCAGATGACGTTCAGGCTAGATTACAAAATGACGAATTCTTTCAGTCAAGGATTAATAAATATTTAGAGCAATTACAGTTCCAAAAGGTGCAACAGCAAAACGCCATTATAGGACAACTAGGAACACAACCAGGAAACGCACTACCAAGCTAATATGAGTAAAGAAGTAAAGCCAGCTATACAAGATCTATTTGAAAGACTACAATCTAATGGAGACATCAAAATACTTGAAGAGTATTTAAATGACATGAAGTCACGATCAGATGCAGCAAGGGATGAACAGGCAATATACTCTAATTCCTCTGCTCTTGCTCATTGGAATGGCTACGACACTGCTATTAGAGATGTGATAATGGACATGAACGTGGCACTGGGAAAAGCATCATATTAGCCATAATATTTTCACCTGCACACATATAGCGACTTTGCTATAATTTCAGTATGGGTTCTGTAACCTTAAAATACTGGAAAATATGAGTAAAGAAGATGATGGTGACTTTGCGACCGAAAACGCAATGGAAACATCCTCTAGGGTAATGGGTGAATTAGATTTAGTTAACATGCTTAAAGGCACTACTCATGCCAAGGCAGAAGACGAATCTGAGGAAGTTCAAGACCAACAAGAGGAAATCGAAGAAACGCAGGAAGAAGAAACTGAAACAGTTACTGAAGCCCTCTCGACGGAGGAGGCAGAAGAAATTGAGGAAGAATCTGAAACCGAAGAAGAAAATGTTCTTTCAAAGGAAGATAGGTCTATCGAGAAGATGCGAAAACGCATCGACGAGACTACTTATAAATGGAAAAGTGCTGAAGAAAAGGCTGAAGCTCTTGAAAGGGAAAATGAAGAATTACGTAGAAAAGTTGATTCTCCTCAATCTCCCAAACAAGATGCTCCCAAGGGTTTTGCTGAAAAAGTTGAATCTGCCGAAAACATGGACCAGTTACAAAAGCTATATGATGAGGCTAAACTAGTCAAGTCTAATGCTAAAAAGCTGTTACGTAAAATGGATGATGCAGGAGAAAGCGAAATTGAGCATAACGGCCAAACTCTTTCAAGAAATGAAATTTATAATGCCCTAGATGACGCTGAGTCAGCTATGGATGGCGACATTCAGAATAAGGCTAATTTATTTCAACAAAAGAGAGAGTATGATAAGGTTGCAATAGATACCTTTGATTTTTTTCAAGACACTAAATCTGAATACCATAAAAAGGCACAAGAGTTTTTATCTGACAGCAGCTTAGACAAGTTTCTAAGAGGCAGAGCAGATGAATACTTTATCTTGGGCTTATTGGTAGAGGGCCAACGTTCGCTTGATTTAAAACAAAAAGCAGCGGAAGCCAAGGAGCAGGGTAAAACCGATGTTCAAGCAAAGCTAGAATCAACTCCTAAGATAGCACCGGAAGTTCCAGGACTCTCCGGGAAAGTAGCACCAAAACGTCTGACTAAGGAAGAGAGTAAGATCAAGAAGAAAAGATCTGTTCTTAATCAAAACAAATTAAACGTAAACGACTTAGCAAGTCTACTTTCTAAAAAATAACTAAAATCATAATAAAATGGCTAAAGCAGAATCATTTAATGTGGTAAATAACAGGGAAGATAAAACTGATCTATATACAGTTGTTTCTCCTGAACAAACACCAATTCTATCAGGGATGCCGAAGTTTCGTTCTCAAAAGGCAACTCTATTAGAGTGGACAGCGGACAATCTTGACAATGTTACCTTTGAGGGAACACGTGAAGGTGTAGATCAAACCACTCACAAGGATAAAACAGAAAATCGTGTATTACTAGACAACAGACACCAAGAGGAGCGTAAGCCTTACGCTGTATCTAACATCCAAAATAAAGTTGATGTTGCGGGTGTAAGTGACGAGGTTGCATTTGCACAAGCTCGCTCAATGCTAGAACTCAAGCTTAATATGGAGTCAGCTATTGGTTCAGACAATGAATCTCAAGCTGGCACAGGCGCAGTTCCTGCTAAATTAAGAGGTCTAGGTAAATGGATTGATAACACAAACGCAAACATCGATCCAAGCGTTCAAACTCCAGCAAACTCAATTGGAACAACTTCAACTCTTACTGAGTCTACATTTAACGATGTATTACAAAGTGTTTATGAAGCTTCTGGTTCGTTTATGGATATGCGCTTATATGCTGGCCCTGAACTACAAAGAAAAATCTCTGACTTCACACGCGCAGAAGGCACAGTAACTCCTACTCCTTTCATCGTTAATAGCGATCAAAGCAGCCGTGAAATTGTGTTCTCTGTTCAATTCTACAGAGGTGACTTTAGCAACGTTCAGATTATCAGCGACCTATTCTTAGGACGCACAAGCGGAAGTGGTGTTACTACTCAATCTAAAGAACGCGGTTACTTACTAACTCCAGAAATGTTTAACGTATCAGTATGGGAAGATATGAACATCTTCGAACAAACTGATGATGGTGGTGGTCCACGCGGTTTCGCAAGAGGTATTATTACAACTGTTTGTAAGAATCCTAAGGGACTAGGTAAGTTTGCTTAATTTTAACAACGAATAAAGGAGATAAATACAATGGGCGGTGTTAACACACAAGCAGCACAAGACGGTTTCAACGAAGTGGCGGTAATTAAAGCGTCACAACTTACTGAAACAGCTTCAGCGACAGCACAAACTATTGATATTGCTAAGATTCCAGCAGATGCATATGTCGAAAAAGTATCTTATTACTTGATCGATGAAATGGATGGCGGATCAGTATCAGCACTAACTGTTACCCTCGGTGACGAGGATGATGCAGATGGTTATGTTACAGCAAAATCAATTCTAGCAGGTGCTACACCTGTATCTTCAGCTATCAACGACGGTGCGTATCATAACGATGGTACTACTGCAAATACAGTCAACGGAAAGCACTATGACAATGCTTCTGAAAAGACTTTACAAGCGGTATTTACACCAACAGGAGATTCTCTCGCTAACATTAACGAGGGTAAGATTCTAATTAAAGCTAAAATCGTTGATCTAAGCTTAAACTAATAAAATTTATGTGGAGGGGCTTATGGCCCCTCTGCTTTTTCTAAATATTAATTATGAGTGAAATTATAGTTCCAAACTTTGGCAATGTCCCGCAAAAGGTGTGGGATGTTTTTTACAAATGGGCACAAGACGAGCAAATGGCAGATAAGGTTCGCTCTAATTCGTATTTAGAAAGAGTAAAGGCAAGCAATAAGGGCATCGGAGAAAAGTCAATAAACGGCATTGGTGAATGCTTTGGGCAGATAGATAGCAGAATGTATCACCGTCAAATGCAAAATGACAAAGATTTTTGGAATGATCCATCTAATGTAAAGAAATTCTTCAAGGATAACCCTCAATATTTAAATCAAACAAAATCAGGATCAACCTATAAGATTTAATGGCTAGGACTGAAACATTACAAGTAGTTAGAGATAGGTGGGCTGTTTTATGCGGATTAGACAGTGACAACCTTATAGATGATGACGCTAGAGATTTCTTTGATTTAGCTAATATAGCCTTAAATAAGGCGTGGCCTAGATCTGAATGGCCTTTTTCTATGAAAACATTTCCTAAGCTAAATGATAAGTATGGATTTGTTGATCTATCAAGCGATACAGAAATAAGCGAGGTTTTAAGAGCTTATGATTCATATCCTTATAGGTTTAGAACTACAAGAGAATTTAATAGAGTAATACCAGTAGAAGACGCTATGTTTGATGGCGTTTATGTTCCTGGTGTGTCAGAACCAGTTGTGGTTTCTGTTACATCAATAACAAGATCAGGAACAACGGTAACCGTTACAACTACTACAGACCACGGATTGCAAGAAGGTCAAGCGGTAGTAATCGCAGGTGCAGTAGAACCGGATTATAATGGGACTTTTGACGTAGCTTCAGTGACAAGCAGCACAGTGTATACATATGAGATCTCAACAACTCCAACTACTCCGGCAACTGGTACCATAACGAGCACTGGAGCTACGGTTTATTTACTAAGCAGAATTAGGGAAACAGTATTAAGCTCATTGAGTGATACGGTTCCTTATAAGCTTTGGAGATATATTGCTTATAAAGCATCTGCAGATTGGCTAAAAGCTGAGGGACAAGAAGAAAAGTCTAGGCTTAGGGACCAAGAAGCAGAAGACGTAATTTTAGATGAAATCGATCGATTAGAAAGACAACAACAATGGTTACCACCATTGAATGCAAACCCAAGGGTAAAAGGTGTAAGATAACATGGCAGGAAACACAAAAATCAACAACATATCAAGCGAATTTAGACCATCAGCAAATAAGGACGGAAGCTTTGTTGCAGACAGAAGGGTGGTAGTAGGAGCGGGCGCAGCACCATTAATCGTTGCGCAATTAGCTGACTCAACAACTCACGTAGCATGTGACACGCA